ACATAGTATGTACACTTAGTATAGTATTCTTATCTTAGAGTACATAAAACTTTCCTGTAGGATTTTGTTTTGTATTTTTTTTCTTGGACTTGGATTAGTCCTCTCAGTTTCATGGGGGGTACCACCCAGCTGTGGAGAGCCGGGGAGTGTTTTGCTAAGGACCCACCATAATCTCATACATACCACAAATCCCAAATACCATAATCCCACACATACTAAATAACTTTCTCCAGTTTTTAGTGCAATAAACTTGACATCCTGGGGGGATACATCTGTGGTAGAATATACCCGGGGGAATAATCACCTACTATAAGATTTATGTATTGGTGATGTCAAAGATATTATCTATATTTGTTTTAGTAATTAATTATTTGTATATTATAGTATAACTTAAAAATATAAAAATGGATATTTTAAATTTTATTTCCTGGATTAAAGCAGGAAAATATAGCCCAACCATGCCGGCTGATGCAATTACTGTAGTTGGTATTCCTAATCCAACAAGAGGAGATGCATATTTACCAGTTACTGTTCCTGTAACTGCTTTTGGTGGATCAACTGGATCAAACATAGGTAAACTTATTGGTGGAGGAATAGTTGTAGGTGAATGGGATGAAAATGGAGTTAAAAAAGCTCTTATAGCAAGTTTGACTAATTTAGGTATACCTATTCCATGGACAGAAACTTCTTATCAAGGTGTTCAAATAGGTACTTCTGCTGAAAGTTTTTCAGATGGTTTAGGTAATACTGATGCAATTATAGCACAAACACTTCTTCCTGCTGATGTTACATATGCCGCAGGTATAGCTAGGTTACATACTGATGGTGGTTATAATGATTGGTATTTACCTGCAGTTTGGGAATTAGATATGTGTTACAATGCAGCAGCTATTGTAAATAAAGTTCTAGGAATTGCTAATGGCTTTCTTACTGATACCAGCTATTGGAGTTCTACGGAGGACAATGCCGGTCTGGACCTTGCGTGGGCTCAGGATTACAAAAATGGCCTCCTGGGCAGCTACTATAAGAACTTCAACGGTAATGTGCGTGCTGTTAGAATACATACTTTATAAAAATAATCATGGCAAAAATTAAAGATACATTTACTAAGTTAGATAAACCAAAAGTTTCTAGAACTGGTGTTCATGCAAAAACTAAAAGATCTAAACTTAAATCTTCTAAGAATTATAAGAAGTTATACCGAGGTCAAGGTAAGTAAATAAAATTATGAAAAAAATAGATATGGGCAAGTACTTACTATTAATTGGTAAGGATGCTACTGAAATTTTTGATTATTATAATGTTAAAGAAATGCATGGTCTTAACCGTGCAGATGCTCAAGCAGAAGAAGTAGATTTATCAAAAGGTAATGGTGTTTACATATATGGATTAACTAATTATGATCCGGCAGATAAAAAACTTATTGCTAAAGATCCTTACAAACCATTCTTGTTTATAAACTTAGGTACCTTTAAAAAGTATTCTGTTACAGAAAAAGCTACAGGAGTTATGCATGAGACAATGCACATGAGTATCTTATTAAATAACTGGGATATAAAAGATAAAGAAGAGGAGGTAATAACATTTGCTGAAGAAGAAGCAAATAAGATTATTGAAAAACTAAAAACTACAAAAGTAGAACAACCAAAAAAAAGTTTCTTTTCTAGAAAATAATTTTAATATATTTGTTTTTATATAAAATATTTATATATTTGTAAAAACTAAACAAATATATTATGTCAGATGAAATTAAATGTGGATGTGGAAAAACACAAAACTCTGATGGATTTTGTGATGGATCTCATAAAAATAATCAAGATCAAGTATCCTTTAAAGAAACAAAAATTTATTCTTTTGGAGATATCTTAGTAGGATTAGATACAGAAGAATTACCAGAAGGTGTTGAATTAGAAGTAAAACAAAAATTTTCTGAGATTACAGAAATTTTAAAAAGTACTTATACAATGTCAACACAATCTCCAGTTAAAAGTTTATTGTTTGATCATGCAGTAGGAGAAATACTAAATGCTCAAATGTCTGTTGTTAAATTACTAAAACTATAAATATGAACCCATTTAAAACATTAAGAGGAAGAAGAATACTTATTGAAGTTCCTGTAAAAAAAGAATCAGTAATTACATTGTCTGAAAAAGATCAAGATGCTTTAATGTATGAAGCAATGAAACAATGGAATAAACTTACTGTATATGCTATAGGTGATAAAGTAGAAGAGATTGCTGTTGGAGATTCAGTATATATTCCTGTTCCACAATTAGAACATGCAGAAAAAGTTGACATTGATGGTAGTGTAAAACTAATGTTTAATGAAATGGATATAGCAATAATATGGTAAATATAACAGATGATCTTCCATACTTTTCTGGAAAGACAAGTACTGATAAAATTAATTCTAAAGAACTATCTAAAGAAGATATAGATAAAAGAACTAAAAATACTTTAGATTTAGAATATAATACTAAAAATTATGTTCATGATTTTAGAAAAGATATTCCACCATTTGAATCACGTCCTAAATACTATGGTGGAAAAGATTCAACATATGAAGTTTTTAATGTATTAGAAGCCTGGAAGTTAGATAAAGATTTTTACTTAGGAAATGTAGTAAAATATTTAGCTAGAGCTGGTAAAAAAACTTTTAACAATAAAGAAGATTTAGAAAAAGCATTAGTATATTTACAACGTAGAATTGACACATTATGAATTATATACTGATGTTATTACTTTTAAGCATAGCATGTTTGTTATGGATTATAGGAAGCTCTTTTAGATGTCCTATATATAATAAAATTAAAGATGCTTATGAACTAGACCATCAAGGTGAAGTTATTGGTTCATACTTTATTGTTGCATCACTTCTCTTAATTTTCTTGGCTGGATCTTTTTTATAATTTTTTTTTTGTCATTAAATTTTTGTATATTATAATATGACAGAATTTAGTAATCAAGGAGAATTATCTAGTACAAGTTCAGGTACATTCTTAGCAGTAGGTAATACATCAACATCATTTTTAAATAAGTTGTTAACTATAAGATTGCATAATCCATTAGCATATAGTGTTCAATTATATAAATATGAATCTCTTACTAAAACAACAATTTTATTATATAGTTTAAATTTATCAGCTGGTGATGTAGTAACAGATAATTTAGTATATGCATTAAATAATGGTGATCAAATAATTGCATATTCTAATATACCAGGAACTACTTATTATACATATGGACAAATATTCTGATGCAAGTAGTAGACATAAATGGAAATGTATATGGTTGGAATGGTTTAGAGATCATTGGACCAGATGGTAAACCAAAAGGACCTGGAGGTGGAGGTGGAAGTGGAGGTACAGTTATTGTAGTTTCTACAAGTCCCTTTACTCCTACAGTAGGTGAATATTATATATATGTAAATATGTTAACACCATGTGTTATTAATCTACCTAGTATAGCTTTATCTAATCCTAATGGATATAATATAAAAAATATTGGAGATAATACAGTAAAAATTGTACCTTTATCTCCAGAACTTATTGATGAACAAATAGAAATAAATATTAAAAATGCTTACACGTCATTAAATTTAGTACACACAACAACTAATTGGTATATAATATGAGCTATATTGATGTAAAAGAGGTAAAACTCTTAGATGAAAATGATCAAATAATTAATCCTGCAGAAGAAGAATCTGTAGTTTTATTACGAAGACTATTATTTATGGCTCAGTCATTAGGGCCAAGAGATACTAATGGCTATTTAAAAGTAAATATATCTGGATCAGATAGTTCTACATCAATTAGTGCTATAGGTGGTGTAGCATCACTGGAACAAGTTAGAGATTGGGCAAGAACTGCCTATAATACCGGAATTAGATCTAATATTATAATCACATAATTATGCCTGTTACAAATAATTTAAAACCTGTATTAGACCAACCCGTATGGGAATGGATGCAGAACATGCCTATTTCAGCAAGTGATCCTGCAAATGGTTGGACTACTTCACAAAGTGGAAAAGGTAGATACATATACTATATAAGAACTACTAGTTTTTATAGATTTGATACATATTCTAATGTTTGGCAAACTCTATTAAGTCCAACTCATTATAATGCAGTTACTGTTTCAGCAATGCATTGTCAACTATCACAAGGTACAAGAGGTAGAATATTAGAAACAATCAGTACTACAAAATTTAGGTTACCTTATTTGGCAGGAGGAACAGCTCTTGTAGGTGAAGAAATCCGTATTACTTATGGACCAGGAGCTCAAGAAACTAGAACAATAATTGGTTCTGAAGATGCAACAACACATGATAGTGGTATCATAACATCAGGTGCAACTAGTATTATTACTGATACTAATAAAAAATGGAAAGTAAACCAATGGGTTGGCTATACTTGTAGAATTATTTCTGGTAATAACCAGATGGAACAAAGAAACATTCTTTACAATACAGAAACTACATTAACTTTTGTAGACACTAATCTTCAACAATATGAACCTTGGGATAATCAAGGATTTAGAGCAACACCCAGTACTAATGCTACTTATGAAATTAGTTCTCAGATTGTTGAGATAAATACTGCATTTAATGTTACACCTACTGCAAACAGTAGATTTATGGTAAAAACAGGTATTATTTGGCTAGTGTCTTCTGCAGCAGCTGCACCATTTTTTACATTTCAAATGTATGATATTTTGACCAATACTTGGTATCAAAAAACAATGAATCAAAGTTTGTTTACTGCTGCTATAGGTACTGAAGTACAAATTGAGTCAACAAGTGATATAACAGGACCATTAGTTTTTGGTCTTGCTACAGCAGGTGCAGCAAGAAGTATTACAGATACTACAAAAGCTTTAGAAACAGATAGATACAGAAACTATAGTATTAGAATTATAAAAGGTACAGGTGCTGGACAAAATAGAAGAATTATAGGAAATAAGTCAAACTACTTTGAAGTTGATTCAAAATGGACAATTATACCTAATGGTACTTCTGAATATGAAGTTTATCCTGATGATAATCTTGTATATTTTATAGGTAATGCTAATACTGCAACTTTTGCTTACCATATGGAAGCAGATATGTGGATTACAGGTCCTTATTTTGATTATGGTGTGCTTGGTAATAGTATAGTAAAAAAAGATGGTGATATAGGATATGGTATTGCTACTGCAGTTAGAGCAGTTAATGGTGTTACTAGTATTGCAGTTAGTGCTGCAGGATCAGGTTATATAGTAGGTGATATATTAACAATTGCTACGGGTAGTGCTACTGCTCAATGTTATGTTACTGCTACAGACCCTTTAGGTAGTGTAACTGCTGTAGAACTAAGACGTTGTGGTACAACTTATGCTACGGGAGTAAAAGCAACTACTTTAGGTTCAGGTACAGGTTGTACAATTAATGTAGTTACAGTTGGTACAGTTGGTACTGTTACAACTACAATAAATAACATGTTAAAAACAGGTGATGTTATAACAATATCTGGTGCAACTGAAGCATTATGGAATGTTACATATACTATTTTAGGTGTTTTTGGTGTTACTACATTTGATGTTTTAATAACTGCTACAGCTACCTTAGCAGTAACATCTACAACAACAACTACACTTCTTGTTGATGCTAATGAATCATGGGATGCAAATGAACATTTAGGAAAATTTATTCTTGTAGTGGCAGGAAATTCTGTTACTCCAGCTACACAAGTAAGAAGAATTACATCTAATACAGCTAATACAATAACTGTACCTACTTTAACAACATTTACTCCTGTTAGTGGTACAACAAGATATATTATACTTGATCCTGCTTCTTATGGAAGAGCTACTAAATTCCAAGCAAAAGATATGTATCCATTTGGATATGCTACATCAGGAACTACTACAACAATTGTAGATACTACTAAAAACTGGATTAGAGGGAATTGGGTAGGTATGATTGTTAGAGTAAATGCAGGTACAGGCTTAGGAGCAGAACTTACTATTACTGCAAATAATGCTACTACTCTTGTATTTGGTGTTGCTACCTTTACTCCTGATACTACTACTCGTTATGAAATTATGGATAGTTATGGTACAGCAACTTCAGGTACTACTACTACTATTACTGATACTACTAAAAACTGGGTTACTAGCCAATGGATTGGTAAACGTTTAAGATTTACAGGAGGTGTATCACAAGGTATAGAAGTAGCAATTACAGCTAATACAGCTAATACTTTAACTTTTACTACAATAAGTGCACAGGATACTAACAGTAATTATGTAATAATGGATCCACCTGCAAGAGGAGTTGGTTGTGGACTTCTTTGGACTTGGGGCAATAAAAATGATAATTATTTATGGGCAAGTACAGGAAATGGTACAACTTTATGGCAAAGATTAAACATAAATAATCAAATATATGACTTTGGTTTTATGATTACAGGTTTTTTATCTGATGGTTTAACAACAGGTACTACTTATGCATATAATGGAAAAAATACTATTTATATTCAAAATAGTAATACAGGATCTTTGTATCAACTTAATGTTAAAACACGTATAGCAGACCTTGGTTCAAAAATTCCTGGAGCAATGAGTACAACTACAATTGGTAATAGAATGTGTATTGTTACTACACCAGATGACCTATCATTCTTATACATAGGTCAAAGCAATAGTGTTTTTGTTTGGAGAACATTGTTATTTTGGTAAATACATTTGTTTGAGTTAAATATTTTTTGTATATTATATTATATTATATATTTAAAACTAAAAAATCATGGCAAATAATGAATTACCAAAAGCACAATTAGGAGCTATAGTTAAAATGGCTAAAGGTGCTTATCAAGGAATGAAAACTGGTTATAAAGGTTATAAAGCTGCATCATTAGCTGAAAAAGCAGCAAAATTAAAAAAAGCACAAACATTAGCAAGAACTCAAAAAGCAGCAGCAACAAGAGCAGCAAATGCAAAAGCAGCAGCAAAAAAACCAGGCACTACTAAAGCAGGTACAACAAAAACAAGTACTACAAGTACAACAAAAACAAAAGCACCAGCAACTCCTAAAGAAAAAGATCCTTTTGTAAAATCTAAAGCAAGACTTGCAACTGAAAATGTTACTGGTAAAGTAATTGGAGGTTTTCCTTTTTATACTGCAAATGCAATTAAAAAAACTTTAAAAAATCCTATAGCTCAAGGAATTGCTGGCACAGGTACAACACTTTATGTAGCTAATAGATATGCAAAAACTAATGCACCAAAAAAAGTTAAAAAATACAAAAAAAAATAATTATATAAATAAACAACTTAAAAATAAACAAAATGGACATTTTAAATTTTATTAGCTGGCTTAAATCTGGCAATTACCGAGCAACATTACCAAAAGATGAACTAAACTTTTTAGCTATTGGAGTTAAAGATCCAAAAAGAGATGATGGTTATCTATCATTAGCTGTTAATGCAGCACCTTTACAATCATTATATAATACAGCTAATGTAACTCAGCTTACAAGTATTACAACAGGAGTGACTGTTAATGCCCTTAATGGGATTATTACTACAGTTTCCTCTACATTAGGACCTGATCTTTGTACTAATTTTATAGTAAATAATCCAAATGTAGTTGCTGGATCTAAGATTTTACTATCTGTTGAGTATGATGATATCAATTTTCCCTTAGGTTCTGGTATTCCTGCAGTATCAGTAAAAAATATTACAGCTGGTTCATTCAGAATAAATCTTAGTAATAGTTCTAGTGTAGATACATTAAACAATGTAGTTAAAATTCATTACCTTATTATAGCATAATAATATATTATGGATATTCTAAATTTTATTTCTTGGATTAAAGGTAGCAGAGTTTTTACTACTGTTGATCCTAGTAAAACTTTATTACCAGTAGGTCTTAAAGATGCTAAAAGAGGAGATGATTATTTAGCTGGTGCAATATCTGTTGAAGATTTTATTACTCAAGTTGGAAATTCAGGATTAAACAATTATATTAGATACTCTCCAATATTTCAAGCAACTGGTATGACTTTTACTGGTAGTGGAACAACTTATCCAACATATAATTCTTATTATATTAAATCAGGGTTGTTAGTTAGTTTTGTAATAGAAATTGATTTTACAACTGTTACTAATTTTGGAACAGGTCAGTATAAAGTAGAATTACCATTTGCTCCTGCTTTTGCTTATAATCATTTTAGTGGTTGGATTTGGGCTGACCCAAATATTAGTCCTGATACAGGTACAGGTCATACAATATTAAATGCAGATACTGCTAATACTGGAACAACTGTTTTAGATTTACATTATTTAAAACAATCCGGAGGAGCTAACTCACCAATAAGAGAAGGATTGTGGACTCAAGCACTTCCAGTAACTTTAACTACAATTAGTAAAGCATATGTTAATGGTACTTATATTTCTTTAACTTAAACAATAAAAACAAATAATTATGTCAGTAGGAAATTTAAAAACAGATGGTCAAAAAGGAAATAACTTTCCTTGGCAATTAAAAATGCTAAAAGGATTACAAGGTATTATTAATTCTTTTGCTACAATTACACCTCCATCACCACAAGCAAGAACACCTCATATATATACTAATGTATCATCAGGCATGGTGCCTGGTAATAATTATGGAATTTCTATTGCTAATGTAGGTGCAGCTAATGGTTATGTAGAGGGAGTAGTTTTAAAACCAGGTTATACTGTAAGCTTTAGTCCAACATCTGTTGATTATTTAGGTAACATAAACTATGATGCAACAGGTACTGAATTCTTAATCACTTACATTGATTAATCATGCCTACTGATATAAATTTTATTAAACGGCTTGGAGTACCCAATAGTACAAATATTTTAATTGTATTAATAATTCAATTAATCAATGCATTTAAGACCAGAGTAATTAATGATAATGGAGTATTTGAAGCAGAAACTTGCTTACTTAATCAATTAACAGCATTAAATAATATACAATGAGTTTATTAACAGAAGCAAGTTTAATTGTCACACCCAACGCCTATAAGGCAGGCACGTTATATTCTGTTATTCCAAACACAACTTTGGGAGACATGACTGTTTCAAGAGCATTAAGTGCAACAAGGGTAAATGAGCAAAAATTTATTGAGATAGCAAGGACTAATTTGCTTTTAAG